GATGTTCATAAGTTTGTTTTTATAAATTCGTTTAATCTGGTGTAATCTTTTTTGAATGTCTTATCATATTGCATAAGATCTGATGCTTGTTGTATTGAGTGTATTACTGTAGAGTGATCTCGACCTCCTAAAGCATCGCCAATAGTTTTAAGTGAGCTATTGGGCATATTATCTCTGGCAATGTAGCAAAACATTTGCCGACATATTACTTTTTCTCGGTGTCGTTTAGCTCCTTGTATCTCTTTTTTGGGTATATTATAATACCTAGATATGCAATTTAATAGCTGATCAAATGTAAGCCTACCTTTTAGTACGCTATCCGTCTGCCATCCTCCAATACTCTCGATCCCAGCAGCCGAATAATAAGAGGGTTTATCTTGTTTGGCAAAATATTTATGCTTCTCGTCTCCAAACTCGTCTGTGAAAGATCGTTTTTCTATCTGACCCATTTTAACTAGGTCTGTAATCTTTCTATTTGCCTCTATCATACCGACCTTTCTGCATAGACCTAATATTGTATTAAGGTGCGTATACCCTTTTTTAAGCGTATTGCGAATAAACAGATAATCTTGGTTTTCTGTCTTGTAATCCTTTACTAATTCCATAATTGTTTAATGTATTCTCTTGATTTTATTACTTGTTCTTGCATTTCATAAATAACCTCCTCATTATAATCTATGTCAAAAGACTTGATTCGGTATTTACTGCTTATTTCTGAGTAGTCGTGACTATCTTCAAAGGCTAATTGTTCTGGCGTATTCATTAATACATAGACTAACTGGGCTTTTTTCCTACCAGTAAGATGCATATACGTTTGTAACTGATAGTAATAGTCCTTATTTGGTATGCCGTAGTAAAACAACGGAAAGCTAAAGCAGTCCCAGCTACTTTTTATGTCAATAATCGTGTCCTCTAGTATTACGTCTGGCGTCCCACAGAAAAAATCGTCTGCAAAAAAGTCCTCGTTCTTTTTAGCAAATAGCCATCCTAGGCTTTCTGCTGCATAATCTATGGCAGCGTCCTCTACTTCTATACCCTTAGTTAGATACTTGCTTTTAATGTTCTTTCTGACACCATATATTTGCTCTTTGATCCACTCCTCTAGATATGATTTTGTAGTTTTTGATAAAACCTCGCTTTTAGAACGAGGCTTTGTCATTATTTTACCAGCAGCAGATGCTCTTATCTTAAATTGTTTCATTTTAATGGATATAGCTCTGCGTTAATTCTACTAATATTATAGTGCTTTTTTACCTCTGGTAACCTTATACCCTTGTCGAGAAGTGCTACCCATACTTTGTCATTTTGATTGACCCAAGGCTTAGTGCTTTTTTGCGTTACGCTTTGACTAGCAGAATTTGCGTCATCATCCTCTGCTTGTAATCCTAGCAAAGATTGTAATGTATAGCGTCTGTAATAAGTAACTGCCGACCCTAGTTTCTGAGGATCATCCATTTGTGGAAGAGGTATTGAACTGACAACGCTTTCACCAGATTCAACATCTATAATCTCTGAGAATACTTCTCCCTTGATAATAGGTTGTAATAGTAATAGGTTGTTTTTCTGCAATAACGGCTCTGTGTGCTTTAATAAGCCGTTAATGTCAAAATACCTTGATTTAAAGAATGGATTAGTTGAGTCTTTAGAGATAGCTCCTATCTCCTTTTTAACTTCTTGTAGTTTTGTGTATAAATTCATTGAACGAATATAATTAAAATGTTTAAATAATGTTTATTTGAGTATCTTTTTTTTTCTTAATGTTGCTTATTGTTTTGTGTAACAATGTTTGTTTTGCATTAAGGGGAGCTTGACCACTCCCCTTTTTCTATGCTATATAATCTTCTGTCATATATTTATTGTAAAGATCGTTTCGGTAGTTAGTTAATGTTTTGCCATTTTGATTTGTGTTTAAAATTGCAAGACTGACTACTTCGTTTATTGCCAGATAGTTTCTATGGTTGATGTTTCTCTGTCTGTTTATGATGCTATTCATAGTGTGAACGCTCATTCCGTAGGTTGACGCTACAATATCTCTTTGTTCTGGTGTAGTGTTATCCTTGATAGCTCTACTCAATTCTTGTGATAATTTGGCTTTGTATTTCATATAAAAAGGTTTTTAAAATCGTCATTAATGTTATTATCTGATTTAACTGATTCGTTAAAATTAGCAATAGACTTTGTCAACTCGTTGTACTTTAAGATCTCATCTAACTTTTTAATAAGAGCAGTTATTTGATTTGCCTTATTTTCGCACATCAAACTAATTGACTTATCGTCTTCGTCGTCTCCAGCCCATTCAATAGCTTTATTTTCCATTAGGTTTCTTTCTTTTTTTAAGATACTTTGTATCTCCCAGATTTCGTTTTTTGTTAAATTCATTGTTTTATTTTTATGTATGTTAATTCTAATGCAGCGAATAAACCGATTAAGAACAAGATTACTGCGGATCTAGGCTCTTCGATTGCCCAGCACCATACTGATAAGGGTATGAATGCTGAGGTTACTTTTAAAATTGATTCTTTCATTTTGTTTTATTGTTTTATGTGTTAGTAGTACCAGCTGCAATACTTAGGTCTGCCGTCCCACTTATTGAAGTAGTAATATGATTCTGGATTTGATAGTCTGCCTTTTGCGTATACTCTTAGCTTATATGATTTATCTGATTTGAATACATCTTTTTGTGGTACTCTTTCGTCTGCCATTCCGTGTGAATAGGTTGAGTCCTCTACTGTACTCTGTGATATCTCTCTGACTTCAATTGTTTTGTTCATTATCCTTACTACTTGATAGAACTCAATATTTGTTTGCTCCCATCCCCAGCTATTATAAACGATGTCTCCTAGCTGGTAAAAATCAGATGCCTTAACTGAAGCGTTTGCTTTCTTTCGGTCTTGTTTTTCTTTCTGTATATTAGCTTCTCTAATAATAACTTGATCCATATAGCTATCTGCTTTAAGCATAGCACTTTCTAATTCTTGATAGCCGTAGTAAAAAATGTTTTTAGTCTTAGAATACTTACCTTTTGGTGTATCCTTGTCGGCTTTAACTGAATAGTTGTACTTTGAATTCTCGTGCTGGTAGACGTTAATTTCGATCTTACCAATTCTTTCTGTTCTAATTGTTTTTGTGTGTGTCATTTTATTTTGTTTGTTTGTTATTGTACTACAAAGATATACAAAAATATTAATGTATAGCAATTTTTTTAAAAAATATTTATTTGCACCAGATCTTCAGCACCTTTACTGCTAGTAATAAGTATACTTTTAACAACCTTATAGCTATCATCCTCAAATATAATATCCTCTATCATCTTAACCATTGCGACACAATTTGAAGCGTCTAAGGCTCTAGATTTAAACTTAAAATGGTATTCAGTATTGTAGGTATTAATTTTTGGCAGCGTTTTATTAAATTGGCTTTTAACGATCTTGACATAATTATCTTTTATTTTTTTTCGCTTTGTCCAATGCATCCCAGCGTACCATTTATTAAGGGATATCTTTGGCAGATCTTTTATTGTTATAATCATTATACAAAATTATATTTTTTTATTTATGCAATTTTTTTAATCTTCGTCAACGCAAAACGAAAATATGAAGAAAGAAACAAAAAGAAAGGCTTTCAAGTTTTATAGGTCATACTACGACGTATATAACGAGCTAAACAACAAAGACAAACTAAAATTTATCGAGGCATTACTAGATAGGCAGTTTCAAGGTATCAAGCCTACTGGTTTAACGGATATGGTCAAATTCGCATACCTAAGTCAAGAACATTCTATCGATCTACAAGTCAAAGGATACGAGGACGCAACTGGCAAAAAGCTAACCCCCAACACAGACCCCTTAGTAGACCCCCTCAAGGGGGGCTTAGTAGACCCCTCTAGGCAAGAGAAAGAGAAAGAACAAGAGAAAGTAGAGAGTATATATGTCGACTACGACAAACTTCTTAAGGTCTACAATGAAATATTAGGGAGGCAGACTAAAGTAGTCCCAGAGAAAGCAAAAGAGCAATTAAACGCTAGATTAAAAGAGGGGTATACAAAACCAGATATCGTAAAAGCACTCAGAAATGCAATTAAAGATCCTCATCACATAGAGACTAATTACAGATACATTACATTAGAGTTTATTACACGCCCAGATAAGCTAGATAGGTTTTTAAATATGTCAGAATATAAAATCAAAAGACCTCTAGTATGATCAAAAAGAATAGCGAAATATTAGATCAGCTTATGTATCTTCATAAGAACGGAATACCAGAGGGCAGTAAGATCGGTCATAAAACATTTGACGATAAATTAACATTTGTTAAGGGAGGTTGTACAGATATAACTGGATATCCTTTTTACGGCAAATCATTATTTCTCAAGGAGATATTAATGGGCTTAACGCTCAAAGACAACTGGAGGCATTGTATTTATATGCCAGACGACGGAAGCGACACGGAGGTAATATCTAACTTACTTCACAAAATGACTGGCAAGACCTTTGAAAAAGATTATCCTAATACAATAACAGAGAGAGAAATAGCTAAGTATTCAAGTACATTACTAGATAGGTTTAAATTTATATCATCTGAGCATAGTATCGAGCCAGAAGCATTCTGGAATTACGCTAAGGAGAACGAATGCAATTCGGCAGTAATAGATAGCTGGAACTATTTAGCCCACAAGGGAGAGCCTACTAGTCCAGATTACCTACGAAAGATATTGTCAACTCGTAATCGCTTTATGGAGATCAATCAGATGCATAGCTTTATTATTATACACCCTAAAAATCCAGATCCTAAGCAAGTAAAAGACGGCAACGTAAAAAGACCCAGCGTTTATGATCTTATGGGAGGATCAGAATGGAACAATAACGGCAGAAATATAATCGTAGTACATAAGAACTCAAAAGAAAACCACGAGCCATATTCTATAAACATCGACAAGGTAAAACCAAAGTATTACGGAAACATAGGAGAGATCTATCTACAAATAGATTGGGCAACACAGAGGTTTTACGACTTCGATCCAGTATTTAATACTAAGAAATATGCATACGGAGAAACTCAGCAAATAAAAGATCCAATAAAA